GTCCTCGCCAGAGTAATACTCCTTACCACAAGACTCTCTGAACTTTCCAGTCCAGAATGACTTGCGAGAGTTCACTTCAAGACCAAAATCTTGAAGCGAGTCCACCACAGTCTGCACATGGGCCACAGGGACGATAATATCGTCTCCGTAGACCCGCACCCGACCCACAAACTCACGAATGAGTTTGCGGGAAAGGGATGTGTTGAGCGACTTTTCAATCCCCATGAAAACGATGGTAAGAAATACCATCGCTTCAAAAGGAAAGCAAAGCGCTGAACCCATAGACGCGAACTTGGCTAGCCGTTGAATCGGATAACCAGGTACATCAGCCTTCCGAGATCTCGTAGCGTCGATAGCCCTACTCAAATGAGGGGTTCTCGACACGAGAGTTCGTACGAGCTGATTGGAGACCCTATCGGACGCATCGCTCAAATCGAGCGTTGCAAGTTCCCCTCTCAGGGAACCTTCTTGGGCCATGAGCTGATTAGGCTCTTGGTCCTCGAATCCGAGGAAGTGCGGAAGGAAGTCATCCCTTCTGCGTCCCTTCATCTTCTCCCTTTCGGGATGGATGAGGGCTTCCAAGATCACTCTAAGGATACCTTGCTGCATGTACATCATGTAGCTAGGCTCCATAGCGATGATCCTTGGTGTCTTCTGCGTCTTAGGAACCGAGACCACCTTGACGGGGATCTCGGAACCGGGTTCGAGGTAGTTAATATCGTCAGCACTATCGATAAATCGATAGTTCGGAAGGAGATAATCCATTGCTGGAAAATAACCTTCCAGACGATCGGTCCACGTCGACAACAAATATTTGGCGTTTCCACGCCTTCTATCTGCCGTTGACCCAGGACCGTGTTTTGGAAATACGTTCCCTTCGTAGATATCTCTATCTGCGTAAGAAAACGCATCCCGAAACAAGAGAGACGATACTCTCAAGAACGAGTCATAATCTGACTCGGTCCTTCGAGCATCGTACTCCTTAACTACCTGCTCACACTCGACATAGTTACGCATCGCACGACGAACCCTTGTATCACTACAAGGGATCGCAATCTTTCCAAACATCAGCGTTAGCTGACGGATGGATCGAATTGAGTCGATGCATGGCTCGTCGAGCAACACACCACTATCGCGGTCAAACACACGATCGAGGAAACCTCCGAATAAACGGGGGAGACCTGCTTGCCACTTAAAAGAAGTGAACAAGTCGCGATCGACCTTACCAAGAGCAAGGGCCGTTTCGAAGTCCTTGCCAAAGGAAGGTAGGCTTATCGTCAGAAACGATAGGCCCTCATGTTTGACACGACACTCGATTGTTTTGCAATCGAGGGTGGCGTCCGTGCAGCAGATCCTAGCGCACTCGTGCGCTAGTTTCTTGTGGAGAAGCATCAGGCTTTTCAATGGTCCCTCCAATAATTGGGGGTGTTCCATTCCTTAGCCTAGTGCTTACGAGGATTAGGCCCTTCCTACTTTTTAATAGGAAGTATGCCTAACCAACAGCCAACGTAGTGTGCCAGATCTCGGACATGGATGAGGGAGCGTTTTATACGACGCTGTCCATCCTGTTTCCGTGATCGTTTCCAAGAGGTCATTTCAAACCTCCTGGGGCACAATACGACGCAAGGTCAGGAAAGTATACGTAAAGAACGTATACTACGATGGATATTACGAGGCCGATCAAGGATTTCTCCTTGACGACATCGCTTGTCCTTCGCCCTGAACCTCTGACCCTTCGGTCAGCTCTCACCTTGGAGAACCTTGGTGATGATTGCGTTCGAAGAGGCGGCTAGCTGGGCATTAAAGCCCACCCAGATCGCCTGAGCCTCGGCAACCGAGAAGCCAACAGTGGGAAGGTCCACGACGGTATAAACAGACATACCGACGCGAACATTCTCCGCTGGCTTGAACGGATCCGCGGTGATCTTCGATTGGTCGACCCGGGCCACACGACGAACTCTCGACTTCCCGTAGGAAGACGAGAAAATCTCGTGTGTCAGGCCATCAGCCGACGTGTACTCTCCCAGATTCGTGCCCCGCGTTGTAAGCGGGAGCGAAATGGCAGAGCCACCTGACGGCGTAATGGACTGCGGATCGGTGAGCGCCATAGGCGTTCTCCTGTTCTCTCTGTAAGCCTATTTACATAGACCGACAGAGTTGGTGACGGACAGTACAACAACTGTTCTAGCCACGTCGCGAAATACCCAACGCGGCGAGAATGGAGTACTGGAGTGAAGATAAACCACTCCAAGAAACTCCAAATCCGAAGGGGTTAGCCGGGATCCTCTTCTTGGTTTCTGTAACAAGAACCAATGGAGGAGCCTGTAGGTCGGGATATCCAACAATACCGGATTTCCCTACTAGGTAGTAGGTATCTTGACGGACACTATGTTCCATCATATACCCGTACCGCATAACCAGACCATTTTGGGCAACAGCACTGAGGTTGTGAACAACATCCCCAGCATTAGTTACCCAATCGATGGCCCAACTCCAAGGCGTCAGCTCCCAGACAGTTTCTGGGGTCAGTGGCTGCCCAAAAAGTTTTTGGGCATCAGCCGCATTCCTAGCCATTCCTAGTCGACTATCAGAATCGACCGGGATATGGTAAGTGAATGCGCCTGAAAACCACCGACGCTTCGTCGTCACTCTGTGACGATAAAGTACGCCGACATTACTTGGATCCGGGTTGAAGTTGTCCAATACATTCGTCCCACCACCTGCATAAAGCAGAGTGGCAAGACTAGTGTAGAGGATTTCTTCTTCCTCGGTTTTTGCTAATGGATAGTTGTAGCGCCGGCGAACCACTTTGCCATTGTCCCGCTCATACTGTGTTAACACAGCATCAGCATGGACTACGGCATCACGTGCTTTTGTGATGTCGCTGACAAGTGGCAGCCAACCGAAGACGACATTGAGGAATTCACCTCCTGCCTTAACGGCAGCGTCGGCTCGAGTTTGCAACGAATGTAGGAGAGGTGTAGAAGGCATTCCATCCTTCATCAACTCACCTAAAAACGTTGCAGCGTCTGCAACTGAATTTGTGGGCTCGCAACGAGCAATAGCTGTCGTTCCCAATTGTTCTAGCTCAGAATCCGAAGATTCTGGGCTAGGCGGGAACGCCAACTTGCCAGAAGCGAGTGGATACGCAGTAACGAAAGGACCAGTATACTTAAACTGGTTGCCTTTTCGAGTGCGTAAAACCGTGTGAGAAGAGGATACTCTCCCCTTAGCATACGATTTGGTCGTATAAAAACGACCACCAATATCACTGAGTTCTCCGTCATTTGACGGAGGCCAGGGATGTCCCTCCGACTCAGTATACTGAGTCCCTGTGAAATCAAATACACCAGGATTGGACACGCCTTGAGGGTGTTCAGGGTCATTGACAATGAACACCTGACCTCCCGCGGTTTGCGGGCGGTAGGCGCGTCTTCTCTTCGTGATAGACGATTCCATAGGATTAGCATGCTCCTTCAGATACATTCATATTCTTACGAATATGGGTGGTCGCTGCACTGCGTTGTGCGGTCCCGCTAGG